TTGTAAACTTACTTGATTACAAGTCATCTTTAGATAATAATTACTATGACGATTGTTGTGATTCCTCAGATATGGAAGACCCAATTATTATAGGCTGGGTTGTTAATGATGCTGGGGAAAAAGAATTAAATATTGCCTCATCAGTTAATACAATATGTTGTCTTTGGATGATAGACTTAGCAAAGAAGATTGTTGAGAGTCGTCCTCCTGAAATCAGGAATGATAATGAATGAACTGGCATCGCTTCTTAAAAACAATTTAAAACATATACAAAGTTTACCTGCCAATGAGCAAAGAGAAATTCTTGCTTTAATGGAGCAGTTAAAAGATTCAAAAGAAAAAGAACAAGCCAGAGAAAATTTTCTCCCTTTTGTTAATTTGATGTGGCCTTCTTTTATTCATGGGAAGCATCATGAAATAATGGCAGAGGCATTTGAAAGAGTGGCCCGTGGTGAACTTAAAAGATTAATAATCAATATGCCACCCCGTCATACCAAGTCAGAGTTTGCAAGTTACTTGTTTCCGGCATGGTTTTTAGGAATGTATCCTGAAAAAAAAGTTATTCAAACAGCACACACCGCAGAACTCTCAGTTGGCTTTGGTAGAAAGGTTCGTAACTTAATACAGAACGCAGACTTCCAATCTGTCTTTCCGGGTATAGAGTTATCTACAGATTCTAAAGCAGCAGGAAGATGGAATACCAATAAGCGTGGAGATTACTTTGCGATAGGTGTTGGAGGGGCAGTGACAGGTAAGGGTGCTGACATTCTTATCATTGATGACCCTCATTCAGAGCAAGAAGCTACAATGGGTGAATTTAATCCAGAAGTTTATAATAAAGTTTACGAATGGTATACATCTGGACCACGTCAGAGACTGCAGCCGGGTGGAGCAATCATTTTAGTTATGACCAGATGGTCTAAAAAAGATCTAACAGGGCAAATTATAACAAAATCTTCGGAAAGAGAGGGGTCTAATGAGTGGGAAGTGATACAATTACCTGCCATTATGCCTTCAGGCAAGCCATTATGGCCTGAATTTTGGGATAAAAAAGAATTAGACGCACTAAAAGCTGAATTGCCAGTGTCAAAATGGAACGCACAGTACCAACAGGACCCTACATCGGAAGAAGGGGCATTAATCAAGCGTGAATGGTGGCGTGAGTGGGAGAAAGAAGACCTCCCTCCATGTGACTCAATAATTCAATCATGGGACACAGCCTTCTTAAAAACGCAAAGAGCGGATTATAGTGCTTGCACCACTTGGGGGATATTTCATCACCCTGATGATAGCGGTAATGATAGGCCTAATGTTATATTGCTTGATGCTTATAAAGAAAAACTAGAGTTTCCAGAGTTAAAACGTGCAGCTTACGACAAATACTGGGAATTTGAGCCAGATCAGATGATTGTAGAGGCAAAAGCAGCCGGTTCTCCTCTTATTTTTGAGCTTAGAGCTATGGGAATACCAGTTACAGAGTTTACACCAAGCCGTGGACAGGATAAGATATCTAGAGTTAATGCTGTTACAGACCTTTTCGCCAGCGGTGTTGTGTGGTATCCTCCAACAAGATGGGCAGATGAAGTAATAGAAGAATGTGCTGCTTTTCCTGCTGGAGACCATGATGACTTAGTTGATTCAACGACTCAAGCACTATTAAGATTTAGACAGGGCGGTTGGATCAGGACTACAATGGATGATTGGGATGATGAACCAAAGTACACAAGACCAGTTGAATATTATTAAAGGAAATTAAAATGGCTATTGAAAAAGTAATGACACCAATCCCAAACTTTGATGATTTTAAAGAAGAAACTGAAATAAGCATTGAAGTGAAGGCCCCAGAAGAAGCTGTATCAATAGAAACAGAAGATGGGGGCATGATAATAGATTTTACCGGAGAACAGGTAGACGATATTATGAGTAATGAATTTGATGAAAATCTAGCAGATCAAATAGATGAGCAAGAGTTAGCTTCTATGGCTAGTGAATTAATAGGTAGCTTTAATACTGACAGGCAATCAAGAAGTGAATGGGCAAAAAGTTATGTTAAAGGTTTAGATTTACTGGGAATGAAGATAGAAGAGAGGCAACAACCTTGGGCTGGCGCCTCTGGTGTTTTTCATCCAATACTTACAGAATCAATAGTTAGATTCCAAGCTCAAGCTATGGGAGAGATATATCCTGCTTCAGGACCAGCAAGAACAAAAATACTTGGCAAGATGAGTGTCGAAAAAACAGCTCAAGCTAAAAGAGTTGAAGATGAAATGAATTATCTTCTAACTGAAGAGATGACAGAATACAGAGATGAAACAGAACAGATGCTGTTTAAGCTTCCTCTAGCAGGGTCAGCGTTCAAAAAGGTGTACTATGATCCTATAATGGAAAGACCATGTGCAATGTTTGTTCCAGCTGAAGACTTTGTTGTTTCTTATGGCGCATCAGATCTTATGACATGCGAGAGATATACTCATGTTATGAAAAAATCATCTAATGATATATTAAAATTACAAAACAATGGATTCTATCGTGATATTGATTTGCCAGAACCAGAACCAGATTACTCAGACATACAAGAAAAATACGATGATTTAGATGGAGAAACCGCAACAGTAGAAGATGATGACAGGCACACTCTTCTAGAAATGCATGTTGATATGGAATTGCCAGAACCTTTTGAAGAAGAAGATGGGATAGCAAGGCCATATGTCGTGACGATAGATAAGTCATCAAGAGAGATATTATCTATTAGAAGGAACTATTATGAAGATGATAAAAAGAAAAGAAAAAGACAATACTTCGTCCACTATAGGTATCTCCCCGGCTTGGGCTTTTACGGAACAGGACTTATACACCTCATCGGAGGACTTGCAAAAAGTGCAACCTCAATACTTAGACAGCTCATCGATGCAGGTACGTTGTCGAATTTGCCAGCTGGCCTTAAAGCTAGGGGTCTTCGTATCAAAGGTGATGATTCGCCTCTCATGCCGGGTGAATTCCGTGACGTTGACGTACCGGGTGGTGCAATTCGTGACGCTATTACTTTCATTCCTTACAAAGAACCGTCATCAGTTTTGTACCAACTACTTGGAAACATAGTTGACGAAGGAAGAAGAATTGGGTCAGTTGCTGATATACAAATAGGAGACATGAACAGTAATGCTCCAGTAGGAACAACATTGGCTTTAATGGAAAGATCAATGAAAGTTATGTCTGGTGTGCAAGCTAGACTTCATGCTGCTCTTAAAAATGAACTTAGATTATTAGCTAGAGTTATCCGTGATTATATGGATGATGATTATGCCTATGAAACAGAAGGCGACTTTTCTAGGTCAAAAGATTTTGATGACAGGATTGACGTAATACCTGTTTCTGATCCTAATGCGGCTACAATGGCGCAAAGAGTTATGCAATATCAAGCAGCTCTTCAGTTAGCGCAACAAGCACCACAGCTATATGATATGGGTAAATTGCATAGACAAATGCTAGAGGTTCTTGGAATACAAGACGCAAGTACTATTATTAAATTAGCTGATGATATTAAGCCTGCAGATCCAGTTACAGAAAATATGTCTATTTTAAAACAAGAGCCTGTAAAAGCATTTAAGTATCAAGATCATGAATCTCATATAAGAGTTCATATGGCTGCGGCTCAAGATCCAAAGATAAAAGAAATGGTTGGGCAGTCTCCTTTTGCTGGAGCAATACAAGCAGCTTTATCAGCTCACATAACAGAACATGTAGCTCATCAGTACAGAAAAGAAATAGAAAAAAATCTAGGCGTTTCTATGCCTGATGAAGATAAACCTCTTCCAGAAGATGTAGAGGAAGAGTTATCAAGGCTTACTGCAGAGGCAGCTGAAAAATTATTAAAAGGCAACATGGCGCAGGCTCAACAAGAACAGGCTCAAAAACAACAGCAAGATCCTCTTACTCAAATTCAACAAAGAGAGCTTGCCATAAAAGAACAAGAGCTAGAACATAAAAAACAAATGGATATGGCTAGACTTGAATTAGAAGCTCAAAAATCAATGATGAATGAAAAGCTTCAAACAGAAAGACTTGAATCTGAAAACAAAAGAGAAGGCGCAAGACTTGGCGTTAGTATTGCAAAAAATAATGCTGATGTTGAAATTAAATCTCAAAAGCTTAGAGATGAAGCTGTTGAAACAGGAACAAGAATGGCGTTAGATATAACAAAAGAGTTATCTAATGGCGAGTAATGAAACAGTTTATACGCCAATATTAAAAAAAATTAAGGAGGAATCAGATGTTGTCACTTACCATATGGCATCCGGCAGACTATCCAATTTCGAGGAATACCAAAGACTTGTCGGTAAAATTGAAGGATTGTCAATCGCTACTGAACTGTTGCAAGAATATGAAAAAAGATTTATTGAAGATTAACCCTTCACAATTTGTCAATAGTTGTGTATATTTAAAATAACGATACTTCGGGCATCAAGCCCGCAAGGTAACTGTGAACCTTAATCACTGCAAAAAGGAACAGAGATGTACTCTGCAGAAAAATCAGAACTAAGCGAAGAAGTTACTCGTAAACTACCAGAGCCAAAAGGTTACAAGCTCTTAATTGCAATACCAAAGTTAGAAGAAAAAACTGACGGAGGAATCATTATACCAGATAAGCTAAAAGGAATGGAAGAAGTTGCATCCATTATAGGTTTAGTTATTGGTATGGGAACAACAGCTTACAACGACAAAGATAAGTTTCCAGATGGTGCATACTGCAAGGAAGGCGATTTTGTTATATTCAGATCATATTCTGGAACAAGATTTAAAATCAAAGGTGAAGAATTTAGGTTAATTAACGATGATACAGTTGAAGCTGTAGTTGATGATCCTAGAGGATATACGAGGGCATAATGGATAATACAGCAGAAAATATTGAACAAGAAATAGATATGTCTAACGAGGAAGTCGAGATAGAAATTATCGATGACACTCCTGAGAAAGATAGAAACAAACCTAAAAGAGCAGAAAACTTAGAGCCTCAGATTCCAGATGATGATGAGATATCTAAATATTCTGGTGACGTTCAAAAAAGAATTAAACAGTTAAAATACGAATACCATGAAGAGAGACGCCAAAAAGAAGAGGCGTCCAGAACAAGAGAAGAAGCAATTAATGCGGCTTCTAAGCTCATGGAAGAAAATAAAAATCTAAGAAAAACCCTTGATGACGGTGAGGGAATATTAGTAGAGCAGGCAAAAGGTAGAGTTGAAGCTCAGTTATCAAGAGCCAAGCAAGAATATAAAGAAGCTTATGAATCTGGAGATCCAGATAAGCTTATGGAAGCTCAAGAAAAATTAAGTGGCTTACAGAATGAAAAATACAGGGTGGAAACTTATAAGCCTCCTGTTAGAGCAGTTGAGTCAGAGGTTCCTCCCCAGACACACCAGACGACTCCTGCTCGACCAAAAGTTCAAGAGCCTACTGGTAAAGATAAAGATTGGCTTCAGTCAAATGAAAGCTGG